GAGTTGAATTATTACCCTCGCTGCTTTGGTCGTACCAAGTAGCAACAAACCCATCGCCACTACCTACAAATGAAAGTAGTGAAGCTGTATCTAATACGTTATTTACAAATCCAATGTCTTGCTCGGTATTGTCCGTTCTTCTTACTCGAATGGCTGAACCTGAGTAATCAGTTCTTAATTTTCTTAATGAATAAGCTGCGGCGGCATTAGGGTAGCTATCCAACAAGCCAACAAAACTTTGCCATAACAATACACTGCCAAGTCTAATCTCGTTTACTTGGGTGCTTTCTGTTCTTACATCTACTATGTCGTTGCTTCCTATCTTCATTAAACTATAAAATAAACAGTTGTAGCACTTGGTGTTAAAGCATCATACTCAGCTTGTGTTACCGTTGTTAGTGCATTGGTTGTGTATGTTGCCCCTACATTCTTTTCAATCCTATTGTTAATGGCTGTTACGTTGGTAGAAATTCCCGAAGTATTGGTTGCAATATCGCTTGTATTGGTGATAATATCGGCTGAGTTACTTGTGACATTCCCTTGAATGGTAGTAATATCCGAATCATTAGCAAAAATGTTCATTGTATTGGTAGATATTGCAGAACCATTCGTAGATATTGCAGAAACATTGGTTGCAATATCAGCGGTGTTTATAATTATATCGCCTTGAATTGTTGCTATGTCGGAATCATTCGCAGAAATATTGCTTGTATTAGTTGCTATGTCGGTTGTATTGGTAGCAATATTCGCTTCTGCTGTACCTAATCCTGTACCGTTTGCCGCTATGTCTACCGCATTGGTATCAATTTCCGCAGCGTGGTTGTTTACAACATCTTTAACTTCATTAGCATTCTCAAAAGTGTACTTTTTTTCAATAGGGGAAGTACTAACTTTTCCCTGCTCTTTGTCGGTGTATGTAATTAATGAAGCTGCCATTTATATTTCGTAATTTTTGTTAATAGAATATGTCGTACCTTGGGAAGAATAACTCTCGGCGGTGTTCGGTCTTATGTACTCAGGCGTATTGTTTACCAACTCGGCAAAACTTGCGTGGTTCTTTGTTAGATAGTCTTTAACTTGATTCTCATAAAACACCTTACTTGATTCTGCGGTTCTTTGCATACTTGCCAAGTCATCTGAACTAATAGAACTTACTTCATCCGTATCTCCTATGCTTATGGTTTCTGCTCCTATCTTGTATAGCATCCTTGGAAGTGCCATTACATAAGTTTGCCAAATTACCATCTTCATTACGCTTGCCTTATCGGAGTTGTAAACCTCTTGATAAAAACCTGCCAAAGAATCGCTATTATAGTCATCCCTTAGTTTAATCATTAAGGCAGTACCAAGTACATTCTGAGCCGCTAAGTCTGTCGATTGAATTACTAAGGGTTCAAGTAACTTTGCGCTAAAGTTTTCCCCAATTCCAAGGTAAAACTTTAGATCGTCAAGTCCAATTATTAAAGGTATTGTTATTGCCATTTTATTCTACTTTGGGTAAGCGCCGTTTCTCGGCATATCTTTAGGTGCTTTCTTTGCTTGTCTGTATTCTGTTCCTTTTGGTTTCTTTTTACTTGGTATGTTGTCAACCTCTTTACCTCTGCTTATGTAAAGTTCCGTTTTAGACTTCATACGGTAAAGTTCTTCTTGCCAATAATGTCCACATTGAACACCGCCTTTAAATCTAAACAAACTATAATTCTGTCCGTTATGCCCGAATTGATTGTTAACACCATCCTCTGATGCCTTGTCAATATCTTCTTTTCTGTAAACAACACCTCTCCCCGTTCTACCCATCATTTGAGTGCAGAACCTTCTACTCTTTGCCGATGAATATTTTTCTTGATAGCTGTACCGGATCTTATAGTAATCTTTATCTAAATCGCTTTCTTTGTTTGGTCTTGATGTAACAAATTCGGCTAACTTTTGTAGTGAAGTTTGAACTGGTTTAATTAAACTTTTTGCCCACTCTTCTGTACTTTCTTGATTCTCTTCCCTTACATCTACAAGTTCCCATTCCTCGGCGTTTATTACTTCGCCAACCTCTAAAGCGTCCAACATCTTTTGGTCGTCAAAATCTTTGTTTGCGCTTAGTTGCGTTTCAACTTCAATTTTAATATCTTCTACATCTCTAAAAGAAACATCTTCAATCTCTAATTCTGCAAAGATTGGTTTTAGAATGTCTAATAATTGCGCTCTTCTTGGCTCGATTATCTTTACCCTCATTCGTTCAGTAGCATAAGCAAGTTCTTCTGTCTCGCTTGTAAAGCCTGCACCTTTAGAGTTTAATCCACTAATCAAATTAGCTGATGGTATTCTGTGAGCCTTTAATATTCCTATCTCGGCAGTTTCATATTGGTTTTCGTAAATCTTATCAAGCCCCGTTAAGTTAGGAGTTGAAAAGGTTGGGGCGTTCCCACCTTGTCTGTAATATGTACTTATTACTTTGCCTGCATTTGACGCTCCCATTGTTTGGGCTTGCGTTTCTATTGCGTCCGCTTTGTCTTGTTCATCGTTCCCGCTTGTTTCCTTGCTGATAATCATAGAAGGGAACATACCATTTTGCGCCCCATGAGAGTGCATCATGTAAATCGCAATTTCTAATTCTATTGCATCTGCTGCTGAAAGGTACTTAGGACGTCCGTAAGGCGTGTTAAACGTTCCACTGTCATAATAGTACAAAATGCTTTTTTCATCCTCGCTATTGTAGCTATTAATATAATTATTCTTGTAGCTGTAAATTGAACTTTTAGGATTCCAATCAGCTTTGTAAGAAAACTGCTTAGGGCAATCTTCGTCATCAAGTAACGTTACCCTGAAATGAGAAACATTAATATTCTCAACCGCCTTAATTTCTTTTAGTGGGTTTCTTCTAATCTCTAAAGATAAACTTTCTTGGATCAACAAAGCCGAGGTCATACCGAGTACGCTTTTCTTTTTAAAGAACTCAACTAACTTAACCTCGTCCTCTTTATTAGCACAAGTTAAACCCATCCCAACAATTTGCTGCGCTATGTCGTCAATTATACATTGATGCGTTGGGCTGTTATTGTATAGGCTGTTTAAGTAGTTACTAAAAAGGTTATCGTAAGCATTGGGAAAGAATGTGTTGCTCTTTCTTTGACCTTGTATTGCGTTGGTCTTGTATCTTGATAGTTGTACTTTCATGCTAAGGCAAAGTCTAAAATGTAATCAAATGAATCGTTAATAGTTTCGTCTAAAACAAATCTTATAACTCCCTGCTTCAAAGTTACTAAATCTTGTGAAATAGTATAGAAGTAAGTATCGTCTATTAATTGAGAAGTATCAGTAACATCTAAAGGGAAAGAATATAAACCGTTGCTTATATTAGTTATAACTGATGAAAATACAAGCTGCGCTCTGGAAGGACTGTCTAAGGTTAACGTAATGGTTGACCCTACTACGTTAGTCTGGTTTAGTCTTACTTTTACGCTTACTGCTTGATTCTCGTTTATCGTTATCACTTACCACTTTTTTAAGTTCTGGATACCTATCAAAAATAGGCTTTAAATCTTTTAAAGTGGTGGCGTCTGTAATCTCAAACGCCACCCTTTTATATTGGTATTTACCTTTTTTTAGAGCCATTCTTTTTAGCTTTAATTGGGGCTTCAATTACTTCTTTAACGTAATCAATACCCATTAATAAGTACTGCGCTTTTACTTTTACTTCGTCAGTAATTCTGTTTTCCAATTCGGGATTGTCTTTTAAGAAGGTTAAAACCTCAGACTTTTTAGTTGTGGCGTCAACAATAAAATTATACTTTGAGCCGTTGTAGTTTCCGAATAAATACATAATTAAGAAGGTTCTGTTATTGTAAATGCTGCTGCAAATTCTGAAAAAGTAACTGTTGGCATTGCTGCTGTCGCTTCCTCAGTTAATGTTAATGTCACGCCTTTAGGGTCGTTCAAGTTTGTTCCTGACGCTCCTGCATCGCCACCTGTTACAGATAAACCTCTTTCGTTACCCATGTAAGTGTAAACACCGTTTACCCATTTTACTAAAACTTCCGTTCTTCCTTTTACTATGTTGTCAACCAAAGTTGCCAAAGCAGCAGAATAACCATCAAGTTTAAACTCTAACGTTCTGTCAAATTTAAAAGCGTTTGAAGTAGCTTCTGATGTAATTGGATTGGTTACTGTTGCAGTATTGAATACTGGCTCAATATGATAAGCCGCACCGCCTGTTCCTGAGATAGTAGCTACTCCCGCCGTTACCGCAATAACAACCTCTGTCGTTTGTCGCAAGTCTCTATCAATAATATAGATGCTATCAATTCCCGAAGGAGTTGCACAACCTCGCTTGTAAGCTGATAATGTTAATGTACACATTTAATTAATGTTTTAAAATTAAGGGGAGAAGTTACCCTCTCCCCGTATTATTATAGAGTGTTTTCCATTGTAACCCAATCAGTAGTTACAAGTCCTGATCCATAACCAAAGTTTCCAAAGATGTTCGCTTGGTTCTTCAAGTTATCTCTTTGATCAATTACATCAAGAGAAATAATATCGCTTGGTGCAGATGGTAAACCTATACCTAAGTTTGAAGTCTTACCTAATAGAATCCAATAAGGGTTTAAGTTTGGTACAACTTTAATTCCAAAACCTCCGAAGTTTGTTGGCTCAGAAGAAAGGACCGCCATGTTTTGCGTTTGTAAACTTCTTCTGTAAGCCCATGCAGTTGCAGGAGAAACGTGAAAGAATACGTCAGCTTGCTCATTCAATAAAGCTATCGGCACTTGGTCAACCATTGTGTTAAACTTCGCTTGGATAGTTGTAGGGTCTGTTAAAGATGCTGCTGCTGCGATAATTTGAGCCGTTAAACTTGCTGCTGTTAACTTGTCGTTTGCTAATTTAACAAAACCGTTAATTGTTGCAGCGGTGTCTCCTGTTGCTCCTGCGTTAGAACTCCATAACTCAGCTTCAACAGTCTTTAATGCTTGTGCAGCTATGTTAGTAATCATTGCAACTTTCAACTCCTCTGGAATACCCATTGCGTGAATGTTTGCTACTGCTTCTTTCCACTCGGTGTTTTTAAACAAATCGTAAGGAATAGGCAAGTTAATGCATTTCTTGTCGATTGTAAACTCAGTGTCGCTAATTGCTGCATTGCCTTGCTCTGAAGGTGCTGTTGCGTAATCTTGAACAATTCCTCCTGTGGTCATTTCCCACATAGAAAACTTATCTCTTGTACCTTGTACTTGTTTAATTCCGAAGCCCGAATCAAATGATGCTGCTCCTAATACTGCATTCAAGAAAATCTCCTCTACCCGGGAGATTGAATCTGATGCTTGTGTAATTGCTACTGCCATGTCTTAATAATTTACTCTGTTATTTAAATAATTAGCAACAGAATTGGTTTCAATTGCATTTAATTTGGTTACTGATTTTGGCTGAACATCTGATACCTTTGCAAGTTTCTCAGTGTTTAACTTTGTTTCTGCTTCAATTTTTGCTAAGGCTACTTTCATAACTCCTAACTCGGTTTTCAAACTTTCGTTTTCTTTACCCATTTCAACTGATGCTTCGGCTTGCATTTTTGCAATACCAACAATCTCAGCAATTTTGTTTTGCATTGCTTCGCTGTCAAACTTTTCTTCTTTTTCCTCTAAGTCTTCCATCTCTGTAATAGAAACCAAAACACCACCCTCTACGGTCATTGTTTTGCCATCTACTTCAAAAGTTCCTTCAGCAGGAACGGTCATGGCTTCATCTTCGAAAACTGAAACGCCTTCCTCAAAAGATTCTGCATAGATTAATACCCCTTCACCAACATCAACAGACGCAAGCTTAGTTTTTTCGCTTGGCTTCATACCAAGTTTAATTAGAATTTCTCCTAATAATTTGTTTGTTTCACTCATTTCTGAATTGTTAATTGATAAATTGATTAATTCGTGTGCCATATCGGCTTCTATTGATATTCCTTTGTATGTTCCGTCTTTTATCTTTGCCCAAACCTCATCATTCGATATGTACGTTCCCTGCATCCATGTTTTGGCAGGAACTTTAAAACCTAACTTTGCGGCTTTGTCATTTATTGGATCTTCTACTATCCAATTTTCTACAACGTCAACGCCTACTAATTTTAGGCTTTCATCGTGTTCGCTGTTCCAATCCCCAAGCGTTGTTTTAGCAAGCATGTAATCCCTTGCAATCTCTTCAATGGTATCGCCTGATAAGTAAATCTCATAAGGCTCTCCGCTATCCGTTACCCTTGGTATTACTTTGTCAGGAATAAGAACGGGGCTGTAAATCATTCTTTTCTCTTCTTGGATAGAAAGCTGAATAGGTTTATCTTCTTTACTTAAAAAGATAAAATCTGTTTCTATTGCAGGATTTTCTACCAATGCAATTCTAAACACCGAGGTGCTTAACCAATCCTTTTTCTTTAGCTCGAATCGCTTCATGTTGTAAAATTAATTAGCTTGTTATGAATAAAATTGTAGTATTCGTCGTATTGCTTATCTTTGCCTTATTAATTAATACTTGACAAAGTGAATAAACCAATCAACTACTTTTTAGAAAGGGAAATACTAAGGAAAATAGAAGTCTGCGAAATGATCGGCTGTTCTTTAAGAACCTTACACAATTACGTTAAGTTCAAAGGGCTTCCAATTCATAGGGCACAAGGGGCAAATCCTTATTTCTTAGCTTCCGAGATAATGAATTGGATAAAAGAAAGCTGAGTTTTTTAATTATTTTTAATTAATACTTGCAGAACTGATAAACATTTGTATATTTGTAGAAAGAAACAAAAGCTATGAAAATTAAATACACTTACGGGAAAATTACAAAACAAAATAATCAATATTTATTATTAGAGTTGTTTGATAAAAATAATATCTGTGTTTATAAGGTTAATTTTCCAAGTAATGAGCTAGATGTTATTTTGTCGATGAATAAAAACATAATTAATAATGAAATTAGAAAGTAATAAAAATATATTTTGTTCAGTTAGCGCTGGTTATTCGTCTGTAATGATGGCTATTAAATTAAAGGAGTGGTTTCCAAATAATAACAT